TCTAAGGAGTCAATATGCTAGATAAATTACAAAAGTATGCCATGATTATCGGTGTTGTATCTGCCATTGGTGGTGGATTCTATGCTTGGGGTGAGTTTAATACTAGACTAGATGCGGTATCACAAGCTGTAGGTAGTGACAATGTAGAAAAATTACAACAACAAGTAAACATCCTAGATAAAAAGTTAGAAGTATTAGAAGCTACATTAAATGAGTTTAGGTCTGGGCTAGATAACCCATTAGGTAAATAATGGAAACAGAATTAATTGCAATGTTATCACAAGCTCCGGCTCTCGTTATTATTGTTTGGCTTGTTATGAAACAACAGAACGGTAATGGTACAGCTGAAGTTGCTAGAACTATAGCTAGGTCACTAGAAAAATTAGCTGATGCACAACGTGAAGCTAACTTAATAGCCGAGAAACGTGCTAACGCTTTCGATAGATGGGTTGATATACAAAAAATAAATTGTGATTTTCAATCAAGAAAAACTAGAGACTGAGACAAGGAAGTGAGATTGTGAGTAAGTTAGACCCAGCCTCTAGCATGTTGGTACTAATTGAGTATTTCGTCATACTCTTTTTCATACGCCTGATATTTTTTTGAGTACATATCAGGGTATGTATTCTTGATGTATTCTTTCCAAGATATAAGGGATAAGTTAATGACAGTTTCGTTATTGTGTTCACCCTCTTCCGTTAATTCAATATATGTATTTTGTAATTCTAAATTACTACTTATCTTCCTATATATAATACTACTGGATAATAAGCTCTTTGTCAAACCATCACCGAGTATCTGACGTAGTAACGTAGCTATTAAAGTTTGACAACGATAAAATACATTTTCATGGTAAGCATCAACAAACCATATCTTTGCATGACCAGCTGCTACTAGTGCTATCAAAGTACCAATAGTTTTATCTCTTACACCTACAGTAGCCAAGTCTACATAAAAATTAATTAGTGATTCTTCTACCTCTGTAGTAGTATCTAAGGTAAAGTAATCATCAATTAAAAATACATCCGACAATCTTGCTATAACTTTTTTGTATTTAATCTCCATACGTTTCATAACTCCTTTGTAATAAATTATCTATAGTTACCCAGTCATCAGTAGTGGTATATAGATAACATTTAGTTACAAATATCTTAGGTATTTTTACACGTTGTAGAATATAAATAATTCTGTCAGGTATTAAATTGTAATAAATTCTAGTTTTTTCTTTGTTAACTCGTTCATAATTTAGTATCTCTGGTAACTCATAAAACATAACACTGTCGTTTTTCTTAACGTTTTTATATGTCATATGTATATAAGTTTCTTTGTTTACATACTCAGCACGTAATTCATTTACATAACTTATAAACTCATTTGCATCTAAGTCTTCTGGTAAAAATCTATCTAAGTTTAATTCTTCCCAGTTATTAGAAACCATAGTTAAAAGTTTTGATAGTAAACTTACTCTACTGTCCATAAATAAACTACCTGTTAATAACCCAGCACCAAACTTGTCTTTCAATAACAAGCACACAATGCCTAAACGTTTTAACATATCTAAGTGATAGTATCTGTCATCCATAAACGTACCCACTCCTTTATATTAGGGTTGTATAAAATTTGTTTTTTTGTTTTGTCTAGGGTAGCGAAGAAAAGAAACATACCATTGTCTCGTCTAGCAGCTGTAGTGCACCTCATCATTTCTGGTTTAGAAATAAAACCTTTTTTGCATTGTATCCCAAACCAGGTTCGACCCCCACTACGTTTGTTATAAAGACCTATGACTATGTCTGCTTTCCCTTTGCTACCTCTAGATTCAATTGAATAATATAATAAGTCTTCAATAGTATCTAACATGCTAGACACATCTCTGTTCACCCGTTTCTCAAATCTGTATCCTGCTTGATATCTTCTATTTACCATCTTAATCTACATTATTCGTACACTTGCCTAAATGTGGACAAGTCTTACATATATATTGTGGTACATCAGTAGGCATAGCTGGAACTTGTTGATTTCTTATAGACCATTTAAGTCGTTTAACTAAATCATCTACAAATGGAAACCAATGTTCGTAGCTCTCTACTACTTTACCCATTTTCGCATACAATGAATCAACAGATATGATACAAAATTTCATATCCATAGTGCTACGTCTAGTGTATAGCAACACTGCATACGGGACATTTAACCCGTTTTCTTTAGCTATATAAACCCATAGTAATAATTGTTTCAAATGATATTTCCAATAAGTAAAGTCTTTCCATTTGTATACATCAGTTGATTTTAATTCTATAGGTATATAATACTTGTCACCGTTTTTGTCTTCGTATTCTTTTACAAAATCAGTAGTAGCAGCACAATGTATATCGTCATCATTCATTAAATCTACATGTATAGGAAATTTATTTTGTTCCTCACTGTCAAGACCATGTGTGTGTCCTGGCATTAAGTTAATAATCTTTCCCATAATGTTTTCATTAACAAACCCCATATACATACGTCTTCTAGCTAACGGGTCAGATACAGGTGTACGTTCTGCTTGTTCATTAAATGAATAATATGCTTGACGTATACATGTACCTAAACTAGAGGCACGAACTTGTTTGTCACTACCTCTAGCTTTCCATTCTTCAAACCTTGCATCAAATTCTTCGTCCAGAATCTGTTCCGTACAATCACTTAGACTATCAATAAAGGTCTCTGGATTAGTTATAATTTGCTTGGTTGTTTGACTCATTAGTCACCCTCTCTTACCGGTATATCTTCACCCGCCATATCAGTTTCTCTGATAGTAAAGTTAATTGCTGGTGGGTTAGACCCTTTTGGTTTGTTATTCCAAAAAGCCATAACTTTGTATGCTCTGCCATTTATCTGTATCTGACATGAGTATCCCCAGTTAGTTTTCCAACCACCACCACATGGTATTAACTTAGCCTTACCATCATTACTTGATGACTGCTGTGCCGGAGCACTACTACCGCCTGAATCATTATTCAAACTTGCTCCTCTTGCTACACGTCCAGCTCTTGGTGTGTATGAATTTGCCATTTCTGACCTCCTATTGCCAGTTGACGCCATTCTCTTTGACATCCAAAGGCAGTTGTATTTCAATACCTTTGTTTAATACATCGGGTATTGTTAAATCTAATTCTTCTACAATCTTGTAGACTTTATCTTGTTCTGGTTTGTATATGTCTAACTCCATAGCATCATGGAACTCTAACCATATGCGTGATACTAATTTTTCCTCACGTAATCTATTAAACACATAAATAATTCTCATCTTGTTTAAGTCAGCACTAAACGATTGAATAGGAAAATTTACAACTTGAGTAGGATTAAGTCTAGTACCAACACGACCATATGGAGAATAAATATAATGCAATTTCTTTGCCTTGTCAAGCAGCTTCTGCTGATACTCACGTATCCCTAACTTATCCATTGTACTAATAAAACTTTGTACAACATTGTCTGCCTTTGACATATCTACACCAGCTTTTACTAGTTGATTCTTTAATCCAAATTCTGAAGACCCATATACAAACGCAAAGTTTAATACTTTAGCGTTCTTTCTAGATATCCCAGCTAATTGTGACACTAGTGTATGCATATCAGTGCCCTCGTTATATGCATCTATTAAATATTTACTACCACTAAGGTATGCTAAACAACGTAACTCACTCTGACTAGCATCCACTGTAACCAAATTACCATCATTACCAAATACGCTAGCAAAAATGGGACGCACATCGGGAGGTATGTTCTGCATGTTTGGGTTACTCGAACTCATGCGTCCCGTTATAGTGTTAGCCAAATGTAAATTACAATGTACCAAATCATTATCATCTGTCATATCACCTAGTTTATCTAAATAGGTAGTCGTTAATTTACTCAGCTTACGGTACTCAATTAACTTGTCGACTACTTCATCATTTAATTTACTAAGAGCATCTATACCTGTACTTTTTATTTTATGTTTTCGTTTCTTTAATAATTGTAATACCTGTGCAGGACTTGCAGGATTAATCTTATGGGTTGTTTCAAACTCACTTAACAATTTGTTTTCTTTTAATTTAAGAGAAGATAATTGTTTCTTTAATTTTTTCTTATCTATTTTTATACCACCATGCACCATATAAGCTACTGGTAAAATCATTTCCATATCAATAGCACGGGCATATTCCATGTGATTCCACTCATTCTTAAAGTCTTGTTTGAATTTATTATACAAACTTAGTGTAGCCCACGCATCACCGCCAGTATACTTTAATAATTTTGGAGTAGGTGAAGCAAAGTCTTCAACTGTAATTTCTTTCCAATAATTTTCAAGCAGTAGATAACGCTCCGCAAAGTATTTGAGACCACCTTGACGCAAGTTAAACACTAACTCACGTTTTAATAATAACGTGTCTATGAACTGGCAACGAATACGTGCACCAAACTTATCTATAACTCTGCGAACATCTTCCGCTATATTGTGCCCAACAATAGTCATAGACTTGTCTACTAGTATATTCTCTATTGCCTTCTCAGTGTGACTGTCTAACACAAACCCACCAGCTACCGTGCCTGCTGCTAGCCCTACCGAATGTGCAATCCCCGTATCAGGATTCCACTCAAAGTCTAACGCTATTAACTTTGTTCTAGCTGCCTGCAATAACACTCGTGACAAATTAGTCGTAAGTGGTATCGGTAGTAGCACGTTGTGTAGTTCATGCCACACTCTATTCAAGACTTCCGTTACAGTTGTTTGGTTATCAACAACTATAGGCGGAGCATTATGTACCTGAATATTCAGCGGGAACTTCCCGCTGTATTCCTGCATTGCTTTCTTTGCTGTGTCACCAAAAGTAACAACAGCATCTGGTTTTATTTTTTCTATGTCCTCTACTAAATACGTGTTACATTCTCTAATAGACGCAATCTTTATTGTACCCTCAGCCTGTCTACATTTTATAGCGTGTGTTACATACACATTAAATTCTTGTAACCACTCTTTTGATAACGTAGATAACATGTTTAACAACTTACTATTTTTCATTGACCCCGTGTGGTCATATAACTGTGACGGAGTATCAACAACAAATAGTACAGTCTTATTACCTGATTGTACTTTTTTGTATTTTAATTTATAACTTTTGCAATTCTCAAATAACCCACATTTCAAACAGTTATCTGGATACGTGGGGTATTTCTGTTTGCGTTCCTTGTACGTCATTTGTCACTTCCTTTTGTAATTGTAATTCTTTTAGTAACCCATCTAAATTACGTTGTAATATTCTTCTCACTATGTGTTCTTCTAATTTATATTTAATATCATCCCCACGTTTATCGTACTCTAAACCGGTCATAATCTGTGCTGTTACATCATCAATAAATTTAGATATCATTCTTTTGTAACTCCTTATTCAATTTTTGAATTGTCCTATATATAGTACCACGGTCACATTCATAAGGTTTAACATCCGAGTCTAATACCACACTATTTATACCATGAGCATTAAACTTATCATTAAGATAAGATGCCACCACTATTGCGTCAGGGTCAAAAAATATAATACATGACAATCCGTGAGATGCAAGTAAAGGTATAAGTGAGCCTCTCGGACTAGTGCCTAATAAAGCAAGTGCATCAAACCCTACCCTGTTTACAAACAACCCGTCAACAATAGACTCCACAATAACAACCATCCTATGTCTAACACTTATAGTTTCTGTTAGCGGTGCGTGTTCTTGTAGCGGACACCAAGAATAATCTGGGTACACCCCATTGACAGGGATTGTTATATATTTGTTCTTAGACTTACGTACAACATTACGTTTTTGATGACCTGTTAATTGCATATCAACATCATAACATGGTAACACTACTACATCCCCCTTGCCTTTGACGAGATAATTTATAGTAGCATACTCCGGTATCTGTCTGTCCTCAAAAAATTTTTTAACATTATCACTTAACTCATAACTGTATTTAGTTACATCAAGTTTAGGTTGAGATTTATCTCTAACATCAACACCATTGATTAACTCAGACATCCACGGCTCTATCTTACCTGTTTTCTTACAACCAAAACAATGGTATGAGTCTTCGTATATTGCTAGGGATGGTGTTCTGTCATCATGAAACGGACAATGCGCCATTGCTATTACTGTTCCCATTAATTACCTCCGGTTGAAATTCTGTATGATGATACCACATACGTGTGCGTTTGGTCAATCTAGGTGGTGCAGATATACGTACATGAAACATAGTCTGCCCAGGTTTAGTCATCTCACTCGTAATAAAAATACCTTTATCTAACTCAGGTATAAAACAATATATACAATCAATATTGTTTTCAAAGTATAATATTTTACAAGTTAGATTACTACCCTCGTACTTGTAAGTATTACGTAACGGCACTATAACTTTTGTACCACCACTTGTAGGACATTTCACACAACTAACATACTTTACTTGGAAACGCAAAGTTGTATCTTTACTATAAGCAAATGCATCTACAACTGATACGTGTGAATCGGGGAAAGCTACGTCCCATCCTGGCACACGTAATATTTCTTTTGCAAAAGCGTGTTGAGCTATCTGTCCATTTGAGTTCTTAACATCCATATTATAACTATGGGGTGTTGACTCTCTTAACTCCATGTGTTCTCCTAAAAAATAGATGTATTTAGATTTGCAAAGTCAATATCTACTTTGAATACATCTACTGGTGCTGCTCTTCTTGATTTAATTGTAGTAACATTTCGCACCGTGTCGTACATGTCACCACCTATCCCAAGCACTAAGTCCGTATGAGCTAAGAGTCCTGCCTTGGCTTCTAACAGTTCCTTTTCACTTGGTAAATTTACATCAGCATTTAACTGATGTGCTGTAATAATAGCTATCTTCTTATTCTGAGCTACTCGTTTAAGATTTTCAGATATGTACTCCAACTGAAATCTTTTCTCTTTACTTGCCGGTGCATCTAGTACACTCATGTAATCTAGAAACACTACGTCAGGCATAAGAGAATCTACTTCTACCTCTAACTCTGGTATACCAAACGATGACGAGCATACAGCATAGAAGTCTGGAAACTCATGTGCCGTAGCTATACGTTCTTTCAACATACCCTCAGAGAAATCTTGTACTGATACAAATAAAACCTTGAGTCCATCTCGTATTGCTTGACGCACTAGTGATAGAAGTATAGTTGTTTTACCTCGACCACTGAACGCACACAATACAGCTAACTCTTCTCTACTTACACCATAATAAAATAAACTTAACAAATCGTTAGTTGTATCTGACACAAACTTACTAATAGGTTTAGCTACTGCTTGTGTCGTAATAGCTCTAACATCTGATGCCACATTTATTTTTTCAAGTTTCTTCTCTGGACGCACTCGTGATTTAAGAACGTCACCCACTTCCTTTAGTTGCGTAAGTGTTTGTAAGTAATGAATAGACCTGTACCCTACAGCGGTAGTCACTCGCTCTGACATGCCTTTGAGATAATTAAACTCTGTTGAGTTAAGTTTACCCTTAACAAAATCAAGTAAGTCCGCCTTAGTTATGTCGGTCTTACTCATCATCAACTCATCTAACACTATATCAAAGGGCGCATCTAATTTAATCTTCTTTACTATCGGTTCTAATACTTGTCGTTTGTCTTTCTTTAGTAAGAAAGTCATCAAGTTTAGATATGCATTATCCATTACTCTTCTCCTTTTCCATATAACAATTCATCTCTATAGTCCAACAACTGTTCAACATTACGTTTTACATTGTCAATGTTTAGACCGTGCTGTTCCATAGCAATCGCAGAGTTTATGATAGCTAAGATAGTTATTCCTTCTTGCTTTTCTTTTTCTGCTTGTGCTCTTGCTTCAGCATTTTTCTCATTGTAATAGCTCATGTTATTCACCTCCCATTAAAAATATTAGTATAAGTATAACTAGCAGAATCTCACTCATTAAAACTCCTTAGACCACTGTACTATTTCTAGTAGTAAGTGTTCACGCAAAGGTTTAACATGTGAAAAGAATCCAACAGGGTCACGCATCCACCACTTCCAATAGGTGCTTCGCACATCTTCGACATTAGAAACACCATCTTCTATGTAACATGTGTCCCAATAAGACTTAAACTTTTCCTCTGTTAGTCTTTCTCTTACCCCGTGTAATGCTAGTAGTGCTAGTTCCGTTCCTTCCTTGCTTAGTTTTTGCAATGTCTACCTCCTTATCTTTCATCGTATCAAAAAAACTTTTACTAGTTTCATTGTATTCACTGCGTTCCGGTGGATAGTACATCAACTTGTAGAATGACGCACTCATACCGTTTATCTTTTTACCCATAGATTATTTCCCCTTTCTGTCTTTATCTCTAGCAATCATGGCTCGTAACACAGCTTCCTTAACTGCTTGTAGTGTATCATCATCAAGCACGTCACCATTAAAAGAATAGTAATCCTTTTCTATACCATTCTCTATTGTACTAGCTGTGAATCTAATAGACATAGACCAATCCATTGCTGGTTGTGTATATTCTTCACTCATCATCTTCCTCCTTTTTTTGATTTGATGTCAGGTCTGATTTCGTAATCGGTATCTCTTTCCTCTTCAGTTTCGTACCATTTACAATACATAACATCATCATTATATAAATACTGAAGACCATAGATGTAACCATCATTATCATCAGTTGGTTTGTGGTCAAACCAATACACTTTTTCTTTACTTATCATCATCTTCCTCCTCTGGAACATGGTCATATTGCTCATGCTCCAAATCTTCATGTGCCATTATCTCAGCGTCCTTCGGGTCATACCCTTCTTCGATATACTTCTCGTAACGTGACTCTAAGAATTGGTCATTGTATTTATTACTCATAACATGCAACCTCCTTACCTTTTTATCCTACCATAATTACTAAGCCTTGTACAATGAGAAGTAACCCTATTGAATAAGCTAGCAATCCTACCATAAACGCATTGCGTTTTACCCACTCTCTAATCTTTATTATCATCATCTATCTCCTCACAGATATCCCACTGGAATCCGTTGTACTCTACTTCAACATCTTTATGAGCATTCCAAGTTACTTCTGATACTTGTCTAGAGAACATACTCTTTGCATCCGCCATGTTATCAGCTTCATAAAACCCAACGTATTCTATAACTTCACTAGCTCTTATTATGAATTTTTTACTCATAGTCCCTCCTAGCGGGAATGTCCCGCTCTTATTCTTCTTCAACTTCAACTACTTCAAAGCCGTTCATATCTACTTCCACCTCATCCCCATGTGTAGAGAGATACTCGTAATCAATATCCTCAGCTACATCACATGCCTCATCATATGAACTTGCTTCAACAGTAGTTTCATAATTGTGTACATTAATTAATGAAACTTTATATGTTGGCATAACTTACCTCCTTACCAATTTATTGGCATAACATGCTTGGTTGGTATGACATCTTTATGGTTTACCACATAATCCTCGTACCATTTAATCTCACCACCAAACTTTACAAGTCTGTCGCTTACCATTCTACCTACATCATCTTTGTGTAGAGCAAACACTAAGTCAACACGTGTTGGATTGTCTTCATCATGTGTATGATACTCTTTGATATACTTCACACGGTAACCCAACTCATTTTCCATAAACGCCTCAAAGTCTGAAACAGGGAGAGGTTGGTCTGCTAATTGACAAGCCGTACCTATCCATGCACACACTTGAGTATATGTATCTGTATTGTACTCCATGGTTTCACCTCCTATTACTATTTTACATTAGACAATATCTTAGCTATTTTGTCAAGCTCAGACTTGTTCAATGAATTAATTCTGTCTTTATTTATTAGTTCACCACTAGACCATACATCTAATATTTTAGTTGTACCATCTGGTTTGATATCTAAATCAATTCGCTTGATAGGTTTCTTACTTTTCTTCATGCTCATTCTCCCATGTATGAATTATAAACTCATTGGCGTCTTCCCATGTTACATTGTCAGACCTCGTGATTCCTATACGTGTCTGTATACCTAAATCCCTAAGCCATACATGCACTGCATGAGCAGGTATCGGGTCTAGTTTTCTATATTTCATCAACAGACATATGCATGAGTGCCACCTGACATGACACTCTGCATACTCTGGATACCAGCGTTCTAAGTATTCGTACAAGTCTGTACCAAAATTAAAACTATATGGGTTTGTTAATGGTGTTGTTTTATTTTCGTCCATAGTATCCTCCTATACTGGTGGTAATATTTCTAGTTCCATCGCACCTTTGCGTAACAATGCTCGTTTAATATTTACATTGTCAACATAGAAACGATACTCTCTGTCGCCATTGTCGTGCAAACGATGTGTTACCACATGCTTGACGAAATGATGAGAGTTACTCGCACTCGTGCCTACTCTAACAAGAACATCACCGATTTCTTTTACACCGTATGATTTGTTGCTTTGATAGGCACAAGAGTTGATGATATTCCATATTGGATAATGTCTACTCATGTGCTTGTCCTCCTTTTATTAGTCTTCAATATCATAGTCTGCTGATGTTTGGTAATACTCGTATACATTTGGGTACTTTTCTACCAACTTCGCATAGTTCTTGATGATAGTAAAGTGCTCATCACGAGTTAAGTCAGCTCGTTCTCGTGCCTCTTGACTCATCATGTTATCACCGCCTTCATACTGCACTTGCAGATATCTGTCGAACATGAAGTTGTCAATTGCACTGAGTGGCAATTCTTTTACTCTAGACATCTCACTTCCTCCCTTTCATTAGTTTTGTTGCTGACTTGATGTCAGCTCTGAGTGTAGCTATCTTTTCTTCTACTCGCACTCGTTTGTGATGTGCACTATTGATAGACATGATGTAATTATACAACTCGTTTATCGTATCAGCACACTTCTCAAGTAGCTCAGTATCTTTGTGGTCTACTTGCATAACTCACCTCCTTGTTAACATTCAGCTTCAAACATACAACTACCAGTATTCATAATACAATCTCTTATCTCTATACCTAGACCGTGTCTAGCATACAGTTCGAGAGCTCGTTTTACTTTGTCTGCTGGTATATTGGTTTGTTCTACTATCATCTCATCGTTGTACCCGTTGTTGTTCTTAAAGAACTCATTCAACTCACCCATGTATGAACCTAACTCATCTCGTACTTTTTGTAGTTGTTCATGGATTTTAGGTAAGTTGTGTTTATAGAACTCATAGTCAATCGTTCCACTCTTTTCATGGTACTCACCTTCGACACCGAAGTTACTGGCATCATCGCTAGATTGTACAGCAAACCAGAACTTGCCTTCAATGTCACCCCAATAGTATCTACCCATAGGAACTCACCTCCTTTTTAGTATAGTAGTATGGCGGGATATTCCCGCTTAGTCAAATGGATTAAATGTTTCTGGTTGACCAACTACTGCCAACCACTCGCCATCTCGTTCTACTGCCATTATATGACTGGCATAAACAGAACCAGCTTCATCGAACATACCTACTTCACTACCTTTTGCATCCACTAAGACAGTTTTCTTTAATCCTTTACCCTGCTTAGGCGACTCCAATAAATAGGATGTAATAGGTTGCTCGATACCGACTTCTCTTAGCTGAGTAGTCTTTAGCTTATCGCCCTTTACTAGGTCACGATAACTAAGTGTATTGTAGAATTCACTCATGGTATCTCACCTCCATTTAGTTTAGCAACTGGGCAGTTGGAACACTTGAACCTTACTCACGGTAAGGCGAACAAGTTATACACTGCAAACTTACCTTGTTCCTCCTCGCAGTTGCTTAGCGGGAGTTTCCCGCTACTAGTTACTAGTTAATACTTACTAATATAATTAAATACTAATAACTAGTATCTACTAGTAACTAATATATACATATAAGTATACACTAATATACTAGTAAGTCAAATGACCAGTCGATACTCATGTAAATACTAGTACCCTCTGCAAAATATTAATAATAACAAAAGTTAAGATTTTATGTTTTTTCCAGCGGGATTTTCCCGCTAGTTTTTGACCAAAAAAAAAGCCCCTTGCGGGGCTTGTGAGTAAGTTAGGATTTTATTTGATTTTTTTATTTGCCGGGTATGGCGGTCTTTCTCATTGGGATATCTTGAATAGATATCATATATGTTTCATGCTTGTCAGATAAAAATTCTAACCTGTCTTCTGTAGGTCTAAATTTATCTTTCGCTAGTTCAGCATAATAAATTCCAATTAATGATATTTTTTCATCATTGGATAATTCTTTTTTCTTTTTCGGATTGGTTGCCTTTTTTTCCGGCTCTTTCCAGTCTGATTTCTTAGCTTCTTCAGTTAAACCAAGATTTGATATAGATTTTGCCGACAAAGCCAATCCTTTTTTATTTAACTTTCCGTTTTTATCTAGCTTAGTAGATGAACGGTAAGCCCTTGAAATTGTATCGTAATGCTTTTCGGATACATTCCAAGATTTAATAAGTGCCTTTGTGGCTTTATTCCAAGCTGTATATTTAGAAGATAAATTATATTTTTTATCCGCTAGGGCTTTGGCATCCTTAACCATTAAGGCTCTTAATTTCTTAAAGTTAGATGTGAATAGTTCAAGGCTTTTATCTAAGCCCTTAACTATTTCCTGATAATTTTTATTTTCCATTTTTATATCCTTACCTAACTTACTCACTATATATTTAATTATCCTGATAATCGGAAACAATACAAGTACCTAAAGAAAAATAATTATTAGCGGGAAGTTCCCGCCAGAATTTAATTCATAATGAATATACAAACCTTGTCTGCCGTTTTTGTGTAAAAATTATTTGCCTTTGACATACCCCCCCTGTGTTGCCACTACCGCCCACACCCATAATAAAAGTACATGGGTTGATTTCCCAACTCTCCTCATAAAAACTGCAAGTATTTATTGCTAATATAAATATCTAATAATTACGGGTACTTAGAAAGCCGCCCAATGCTCACCCAATTGTATGCATTAGTTACCAAAGAATACTGGTATATGATATTCTAAAGCACCTATAGTGCTGTATTTACAAATATAATAAATAAAACTTGACAAACGGCTTTCTGGGCTATTTATACTAGTATATGGGGTTACACTTATGACGGAGATGCAATATCAAGAATTAAAAGATTATTGTTTGCTAAATGGCGCAAAGTATGGTATAACAAAGATAGACTGCGAGGATATTTTGCATGATGCATGTGTTTATATACTTGAGGAAAATGTTATGCCAAACGACTATAAGTGGTGTGTATCAAAATATATTGGTAAATACCGTGAAAGACGTAACAGAGAAAGCAAAAGGGAGACGCAGTTAAATTATGAACAATAAATTAAACCAATTATTTCCAGATGAAGTAGATTACAATAAGAAAATGTGGAGATTTCTTGAGAGTTGCTACTCAAATGGCTGGGTATTACGAGCTACGGGCAGAGAATTAAAGATTGACCACAAAACAGTTAAGAATATACTAGATTCCTGTAAAAATTCTGAAACATATAAAATATTTATGTCAAAAGTGGAAGATACTGTCAAATCTTTTGCAGATGGCGACTTTAGTTCTACTATATTCCAAAGATATGAGACAGCATTACAAGAATTAGACGCAAAAATTAAAAATGCGACCAGTAAAAACGATGACAGACTAGTTATATCTTACTACAAACTAAAACTAGCCGTGTTAAAAGACCAACTACGTGCTAGTTTAACATCAACTACACAAGAAAACACACAAAATTACTTAAATAAAGCTATCGAAACTTTACAAGACGAGGCTTGGGAAGAGTATGGAGAAAAAATCCAATAAATTAGGCGTACATAAAGACGCAGAATCAAAACATCTTATGCGAGAAGGTAGATATTTACCAGCATGGGTAGAAGATAATAAAGTAGTAAAGAAAAAGGAGACACCTCATGGCAAAAACACCAGCGTGGCAAAGAAAAGAAGGAAAAAATCCTAAAGGTGGACTAAATGCTAAGGGTAGAGCTAGTGCTAAAGCAGAGGGTTCTAACCTAAAAGCGCCAGTAAAGTCTGGCACAAACCCTAGACGTGTTAGCTTTGCTGCTAGATTTGGTGGTATGGCAGGTGCACTCAAAGATTCTAAGGGTAGACCAACAAGATTAAAACTTGCTTTGAAAGCATGGGGATTTGGAAGTAAAGAAGCAGCCAGAGCTTTTGCAGCAAGACATAAAAAGAAAAAATCTAATAAAGCATAACGGAGGATATAATTATGCCAATGGGTAAAGGAACATACGGAAGTAAAAAAGGGAGACCAAAGAAGAAGAATGGTATGCTAACAGCAAAACAAAAAACATTGCCAGCAGCATTAAAAAATAAAATAAAGAAATCTAAGAAGAGGATGGCATAAGATGCCTTGGTGGTTACTTAAAATAGTCCCGTCTATATCTAAGTTTGTATTTGGCTGGTGGAATAAACGTGGTCAAGATAAAAAAGATATAGAATTAAAATCTGCAAAACATGAGATTTGGGTAAAAACTATGGAAGTACAAGCAAAAGATGAAGCTAAAAAAAGAATTAATAATACTACTGATTATCTTGACAAGCCTTAGTGGCTGCTCGATACTTAGTAGTAAAGTAAAATTTGTAAAACCTGAGTGCCCACAAGCACCTGACTGTAGTAATGCTAATGATAAAGTAGAATGTTGGGCATATCAGAAACAAAGTTACAAGGCGTGTATTAATTTACACAATAAAGCCTGGGATAAATTAAATGAATATTAAGCAGGATGTGGCACAGTCGAGGAGACTTGACCCGCCAATACATCCTTGCTTTGGATTATTATGATAAGAGACTGGTGGTGGAAGGACAAAAAAATGTTAGCCTTATGGCACAAAGTCCATAACATGACAGATGAAGAGTTTAGCAATTTTGATAAAAAAATTAAAGCAGAGTTGCTGTACTGGTATGGCAACCTTTTTTTCTTTCGTCCATACCCTGCGCAAAAGCCTATTGTTGACGATAATAACTTTAGTGTGTATGTACACGGTAATAATTCTAGTGGTAAGTCATATTGCAGTGCTGCTGTTACAGCTTACAATGTAATAGGATGGCATCCACAATATGAAATACAGAAACCAAAATATGGTAACAGAATTATATGGGCGTTTAGTCCTTCTTTTGATATTCAAAGGACGTCTAGTCAGGTTCACCTTTTTTCTACTGATACGCCTAATGACATAGGGTTGTTACCGTCAATAGAAAGTATAGAGAAACGTGGTGGTAAAGTAGCATGGGGTAAGAACAGATGTCTTGACTTTGTAAAATTTTGGGATGGGACAATATTAGAATTTAAGTCAGCAGAAATGAAGACACAGAACTTACAGGCTTCTGGTATTGATTTTTGTTGGTTTGACGAATGTCCGCCACAAAATATGCATGATGAGATATTAGCTAGGCTACTAAGGAAGTCTGGCAAAATGATTATGAGTTTTATTGTAGAAGACGCAACAAGCAACTATATACCACAAGATATATACAAACGACAAGAAGAAGACAAAGACACCAGTTTTCATTTTATAGACGTGTACGATAATTTATCTCTAGAGAAAGAAGAGATAGAAAGGTACAAAAAACGATTTACAGAAACTGCAATGCATTGGAGGTTTAGTGAAGGTGGTAAGTTTCAACTGCAACCTAAAGGACCAATAGTATATCCAGACTTTAATGAAATGCATGTAGCAGATAATCTGACAGAACAATACGACCCATTACGTACAGCTTGGAGAGCATGGGATTTAGGTTATACAAGACCAGCATGTGTAATATTTCAAGTTGACAAAGTAGGACGTAAGAATGTACTTATGGCAGTTCTTGGTAAAAATATACAACTTACAGATTTTATAGACCAAGTTACTGCTCAACAAACAGAAGCATTTCCTAAATTGTTAAACACAATGGATTTGTTACCACACGATGCAAACAGAAAGTATGATGTATCTCCTAACACAAGTGCAATGATATTTGAAAATAAAGGATTGCAAACAGACGTAGTATACGTTAAACGAGATACCAGTGTAGTGTTAGCTAATGAAGAATTAAAAATGTTAGCTGAAGGTATACCAAGAATTCAAATAGATTCTAAACACGCACAGTTACTCTGTGAAACATTGTCTAATTATACAAGAGACGAAAATGGTATACCAAAACGAGATAAATATTATGAACACATATCTGATGCATTTAAATTAGGATTGTACTATATTTCTAAACGATTAGTTAATACAGACGACATTCCAATAAATGAACCAGAATATTTTGATATGCAGTTCGGAGAAAAAGGCAGGACATTAAATTGAGTGTAAAACCAGAAATAATATTAAGTTTTTTCAACTACATAAAAAATCAAGCCGAACCAGTGTTTACACAAAACTCACAAGAGTGGCGTGAGAACATGCGTTTTTATATGGATGAATATAACTTTGACAATAAATTAGATTGGCAAACAAAGATAAAAGACCCAGTAGTTGATAACTTAGTTGTTAGATTATCTAACTTCTTTGTCCGTATCTTAATGGCAACTGACAATAAATATTTTACTATAGAACATCCTAATAAAGGTTATCAGAGTGCGTTAAATAAATTATTACAACAAGTGTTAGCAAACAATAAGTTTCCGTTAATCTTTGGCGATGCGTTAAAATTTTCTTTGTTAACAAGTCCTTATTATACAAAAATTAGATATACATACGATGAGCAAACTTATCCAAGAGTAAATGAAGGTAGTGGCGAAATAGAAGAGCAAACCGATATTATGGGTAAGACTACAGTATCTGCTGTAAATCCATTTAACATTATGCTAGACCCTAATGGTGACAGTTATATTATAGAAATGAAAACTGTTAGTTTAGCTGACTATGAAAGATTGGCTAGAGTTAATGGTTGGACCAATACAAACAAAGTAATACGAAGCATGATGTATAAGGGAGACCAAGAAGAAAATCATTTATCACAAGTTAAACTATGTTATGTATATGCAAAATATATTTCAGACAAACGTGGAGCTGTGTTAGACCGTAATGTACATTTTATTATAGCAGGTGATAACACAGTTGTTTATTATGGTAAAAACAATTTACCAAATGGTAGATTCCCATATATATGTGGATTCCCAATGAAAGTTTTACAAGGACGTTATGGTAGAGGCTATATATCAAAATTAAGAAGTCTACTATCGTCTTATGTAGAAAGTATGAATTTATTATTAGATGCATTTCGTATGTCTACATTAGGAGTATACGAATTAGTTTCTACAAACGTAGAAAGTGGTAAAGCTCATTTGTTTGGCTCTATTACTCCAGGACGTTTATATCCTGTAACTGCACCTAATACAATTAATCAAGTATATAATCAAAACTTAAACCCTAATGCAACAAATTTATTATTTGTTATAGACAGACTAATACAAAATAGGTCATTTCAAAACGAGTTCTTTCAAGGACAACCAACAAGTAAAGGAAGACCTACAGCACAAGAAATAAGTCAGAAGACCCAAGAGACAGCTAGCTTTTTTACTGATATTGCTAGTGAGATAGAACGTAGTATTATCGAACCCTCCTTGGAAATGATACTTCACACAGAGTTAATTTACATTGACGATGTATCGCATGAACCTATGTATTCGCAAGACGAAGACAACCCGATAAAATTATTACTTGGACTATCTTTCAATGAACGTATGAATATCATTAGAGAAGCTAGAATTACAGTAAGAGGTATATCTGGCAAAGTTCTTAAAATGACAAACTTTAACAAACTTATGCAAATTGTAAATGTAATTGGTAATATGCCGCAAGTTGCAGCAGCGATTGACCCAATTAAATTTGTAGAAAGAATCTTCGAGTCATTCGATGAATTACCTGAAGACATCCTAAACATGGATATGTTGAGACAACAACAACAACAAACAGCTAACCCAATGCAACAACAAGACCCAATGGCAAATCCAACACAAGCCAATGGTCAACCACAAATGTCACCCGAAGAAATGATGGAGGTATTAAACAATGTCAGAAGAGACGACACCAACCAATAGTGATGACGTAAGAGTAAATATTACTGCTAAAGACGCAGCAGCGAGATTAACTCCACCGGGTGTAGATATGTCTAAGATGTCACCAGAACAACAAATGGAATTAACATCTAACATGGTACAAGCATCCACATTGCATGAAAAATATGTAGCAAATATGTCGCCTGACGAGGTAGAGGTATTTGATGCATTATTACTTGCAACACCGCAAGATGCTCCGGTAAAAGAAAGATTTACTTCAGCACTAGACAAATTTAATAAAGTTAGAAATAAAGAAGAAAAACAAGAAGAGACAAAAGAAGAGGAAGTAGAGAAGACAGAAACTGCCAAAGTTGCACCGAAAGGTGAAATGGATGTAGCGGGAAGTCCTTCTCCTACACCTGATGGAAATTTATTGTCACCAGAAAATGACGCTCCTTTAGGAGACGACAATGATTATTTTAGGTTTCTAGAGAAACGTTATAGACAACAAACAACCATTAGAAGAAAACAAAATAATTAATAAAGGAGGTTATTGATTATGCCACAAGGAGCTATAAGCTACTTAAACGAAGAGGCTAGACTTGCTAAAATCAAAATTGATTCTGATATCAGATTTCAAGCTGGTAACATGATGCAGTTTAGAACGCTGTCTAAGCCAATTCAATCATATGGTAAAAACAAAGGTTCACAAGTTGAAATCGAAAAGTATCAAAAACTTGGTACTGCAACTGGTACAATTTCTGAACTACAGTCATTACCTATGCAAAAACCAAATGTTGGTTTCGTAGTTGCTACAGTAAATGAATATGGTAACGGTGTATCTTACACTAGAAAAGCACAAACACTTGCGGAATACTCTGTTGATGAAACACTCAAAAAAATATTAAGTATGAACGTTGCTGAATCTATGGATAAGATTGCTGGTACTGAATTCCAGAACGCTGATGTATTCTATACACCAACATCAAGCTCTGCAGGAACATTAGATAAAGATGGAACTGTAAGCACAGGAGCAGGAGCTAGTATTACTTCTGCACACATAAGAGACCTTATCAGAAATCTTAAAACTGATAATGTACCAAAATATGATGGGAACAATTACTTAGGTGTGTTCTCACCATTTGCAATGGCAAAACTATTTGAAGATACTGCAAGCGGAAGCATTGTAGACTTACACAAATATGACCAACCAGAATCGTTAATTAACGGTGAAATTGGTCAATACTTTGGAATGAGAATGGTAGAAGAGAACAATGTTCTTTCTAACACAATCGGTGGGTCATCACACAATGGTGAAGCAATTATCTTAGGATTCGAGCCAGTAGTAGAGGTGCTTGCACAAGCAGAATCTACTATGATAGAATCTTGGGACTTTGGTAGATTCACAGGTGTTGCCTGGAACGCACTGACAGGGTTCAAAAAAGTTTGGACTAATTCAACTGACGGTGAATATCATTTAGTTAGAATTCATTCTAACGACTAGGAGGTAAATAAAGATGGCTTTTAATAGTAAAGTAAATGCTATGATAATTCCAGTATCAGCTAACCTTGACGGTTCAGTTGGTGATGATTTTACCTTCAAAGTGAATCATCCTATGGTTATCCATAGATTTGAATTTATCGTACAAACTGCAGTTGTAGCTACATCTACTGACCCAGTAGTATCATTAGATTTTACTGACACAGTAGGCAGCGTATCTAGAGCTGAAAAAGTAACACTAACAATTCCAAACACTACAGCAGCTGGTGTAACAATAGAAGCGGATTTAACTCCGTTCTTTGTACAAGACACTGACATCTTACATTTCGAAAGAAAAGTACAAGGTGCTGGTGGCTCAACAGCTGGTGACGGATATTATCTTGTATATTACGAGTTAATTCCTGACGGTAATGGAGTTGCCTAAATGTGGTATAGAGTTCACTTAAACAGAGTGCACTTTAATCCATTGGACAAAGAGGGCAGGATTTGTAGAGTCTTGTCCTCTGGTCCTACATTTAATTGCATGACGGAATCAGATTTAGAATTAGAATTATTATATCTATTAGCAGAACCGAATTCAGAGCTTATGCAATTTGTTAGGTCATGGACCGAACAAGATAACGCTTGGTATCAATTAGTATTTACTAAATTATCTAACGCTAGTAGAGCAGGATTTACTGGCAATAAAAAAGTATTTAGTTATATGGGATATACATTATGTCAAAGAATAAAAGACCATATTATATTTGAAACTAAATATATGAACATAGGTAGTCTTAGTGATTACAACATAGGAGCAAACCGAGACGTAAGAGAAGAAGTTAGAAATACAAATAACTATAAAATACCTGGTGGAGAAAAAGTTAAGAAAGACTGGGTAGAAGCAAATGGTGGTAAATAATGCGTAGTGAATTAAATTATGATAGAAGTAATGTACGTACTAAAGTAAAAAGTATTATTGGTAGAAATTTTACTGGTATTGATACTGTTATAAATGATTTAATTAATATAGCTGTAGAGCTATTCGGTAATACAATTCAATCAGTATATGATGAGTTTGTATATACACATACAATTTCTAGTAGTGAAGTATCTGCAAAAACAGATGAGTACAATTTACCAAATAGAACTAAAGTTATATTAGATGCATACTACATAGATGTGTCTGGTAATGAAGAAGTTTATTATCCATTACATATTAGGTCACCTATTGATTTTAATGAATCATCAACACAACAATTAGGTACTACATATGGAAGAGCTAGTTTTGATTATGGCACAGATACAATTAAGTTTGGACCTGGTTATCAATCATCACGTAGTACACGAGCTGACATGACAGGCATACCACAATTAGCTTACAGAGTTAATAATGCTTTACATGTATATCCAAGACCAGGAAGTTCAGAACAAGATAATAAAATTAGACTTATGCTAGGATTATTTCCAGCAGATTTACAATCGGATAGTGATAAAAATAGTATTACAAAAAGCTATCCACAAGCATTAATAACATATACATCAGCATTATTCTGGGGGTTACATTTGAATGATGCACAAAGAGCACAGCAATATTTAACAACAGCACAGTTGTTATTATCAAGTTTTGCAAGACAAGACGAAATAAATAAATTAGTAAACGTAACATTAAAGTTACCTAATTAGGAGGACACATGGCAAACGCAATATATCCAAAAGCTAAAGAAGCATTTTTATCTGGTGCTATCAATATGACATCAGATACAATTAAGATTGCTTTAGTAGATACAGGAACATACACATATAGTGCATCACATGAACATTATGATGATTTATCAGGAGTGTTGGGTACACCAGTAGCACTAGGAAGTAAAACTGTAACATCAGGTGTGTTTGATGCAGCAGATGCTACATTCACTACACCAACTGCTGGTACAAGTATTGAAGCATTAGTTATTTACAAAGACACGGGTACAGCATCTACAAGTGATTTAATTGCATACATTGATACAGGTACAGGGTTACCTTTTACATCAAACGGAGCAGACGTAGATATAGTCTTTGATTCAGGTTCAAACAAAATTTTTGCATTATGAGAAAGTTTAAGAAAGTACCAAAGACAAAAGGCGGAGTACCTAAGAAGTATGTTGCAGGTACTAAAAATCCATCAGCTCGTGAACGTGAAATAAAAAACACAAGAGCTAAATACAAAGCAGGAAAATTAAGTGTTGCTGAGATGGATAGGATAAGTAAAGCAAGAGCAAAAGACAGGAGGAAAAAACGTGCCTAGTTATAAAGGAGTGCCTGGAGCAAGTAGATTTTCCAAAAGTACATTAGACAAAGTGTATAAACGTGGAATGGGTGCTTATTACAGTTCAGGTTCTAGAAATGTATCAGCTCATGCGTGGGCTATGGGTAGAGTAAAAAGTTTTGTATCAGGTAAAGGTGGTGCAAGAAAAGCAGATAAAGATTTGTTAGGAGGTAAAAAGAAAGTTGCCAAAACTAACAAAAAGACAAGAAGCAGCACTAAAAAAGCATAGTGTGCATCACACAAAATCAGTGCTAGCAAAGATGAGGAGACAGATGGAGCGAGGTATGAGTTTTACACAAGCACACAAGAATGCTCCTAAGAAAAAAGTATGAGAAAAGGATTATATGCAAACATACATGCCAAGCGTAAACGTGGTGAAAAGATGAGAAAGAAAGGTGCAAAAGGTGCACCTACAGCACAACAGTTTGCTAGAGCTAAACAAACAGCGAGGAAAAAATGAGTATAGCAGGAAGTTTAACAGACGCTATAAATTTCAGATATGTGTTTACTATTAGTGGTACTCCTACAACTGTTAGTGGTGCAGATGATAATAGTAAAACTTTAGCTTACAATGTAGGTTTCGTAGATGTATATCTTAATGGTGTAAAACAAGTAGTGGGTACAGACGTAACAGCTACATCAGGTAGTACTCTTGTATTTGCTAGTGCACTTGCAGCTAATGATATAGTAGAAGCTGTAACTTTTGATACGTTTACTTCTGCTACTGCAGCTATAGTTGGCACACGTTCAGAATTTAATTATGTAATAAGTGGTACACCTACTACAGTAAGTGGAGCTGATGCAGGTGGTAGCACATTATCTTATACAGCGGGATTAGTAGATGTATTCTTAAATGGAGTACGTATGAAAGTAGGTACTGATGTTACAGCAACTAATGGTACTGAAGTAGTATTTGCTAGTTCATTAGTAGCAGGAGATTTAGTAGATATTGTAGCACATCAAAATTTTAGTATAGCTAATCTACCTGCTAGTTCTATAGGTTCTGGTACATTGTCTAATGATAGACTACCTACTGGTACTATACTACAAGTTGTAAATTCAATTAAGACGGATACATTAGCTAGTGCAGGTGCAGGAGCATGGAATGATACTGGGGTATCTGCAGCAATTACACCTAGAAGCACATCATCCAAAATTGTAGTTAACGTAAATATCTCTGGAGCTCATAACAGTTCAAATACATGGTTTAAGGTTTTAAGAGGTTCAACTGATTTAGGTTTAGGTGATGCAGGTAGTTCAAGACTGCAATGTACCTTTGGAAATGTTTATACATTTGGTGATTCTAATATTATGAAAACACATAGTTTTCAACTGTTAGATTCACCATCAAGCACATCAGAATTAACTTATAAAGTTCAAGCAAGAAGTAATGGTGGCACATACTACATTAACAGAAGTGTAAATGATACAGATAGTGTAGACCATGGAAGAGCATCATCATCAATAACATTAATGGAGGTTCAAGGATAATGGACATAATATCAGCAATTTTAGCTCTAGACCCAAATGCAGAAGTAAGTGTAAGTGGCGAAAGTTTAGACGGTATTATATGGCATGACGGTAATCCTAATAACATTACCAATGACCAGATAACTGCAAAACAAGCAGAGTTAAAAACAGCTTATGACAATAATAAATATCAAAGGGATAGGCAACTAGCTTACTTAAAAGATGTAGGTAGTTGGGAAGAACAGTTAGATATGATATACCATGATATAGATAATTGGAAAGCTGAAATTAAAAAAGTAAAAGACAAATATCCAAAGGGGTAATATATGGGTAGACGTAGAGATTTAGGTACATATGAAGGCAGAATACTACAAGTACAAAGCATGAAGTATACACAAAAGTTTGCTTCATCTTCAACTTCATCATTAGTTGATGTAAGTAACTTTAACAAAGTTTTTACGCCAAAATCAGCATCTTCAACTATGATAATTTATGTTGGAATATCTATAGGTGGTGAAAATGATGCTTACCCATATTTTGATTTAAGAAGAACACAAGGTGGAGTTAATACTGATGGTATTGGAGCTGGAACAATCGCTACAGGAAATCAAGCAAACTGTTTAATGAGTGGTGATTTTACAGCATTAAGTTCAATGCAATATAGAAAACATTTATTCAGCAGAATGGTAACAGATACACCAGGAAGTGCAGCTGAAATAACTTATCAAGTAAGATGTGCAAATCCTTACACAGCTGGTAGTACAGGTGTTGTAAGAGTAAATTTTGCATCTAATGATGGTAATAATCTCTTTGTCCAATATGCAGCAGGTGATTTAGTAATCTATGAGGTAGCAACATAATGAGTAAAGCAAGAGAGTTAGCAACATACGCAGGTAAAATATTACAAGTTCAATCAACTATTAAGACTGATACCTTTAGCACAACGTCTGGTTCAGTAACTGATATAACAGGCTTGAGTGTATCAATTACACCAGCATCAACTTCTAATAAAGTTCTCGT